TGATGATGAATGGGCGCAGAGTAAAAATCGCTATTGTCACATGGGGCATATTCACCACCATGTCGAGCGAGAATATGGGAGCATGTTATTTTCCGCTTGGGGGTCACTAACTTCTACAGATCAATGGCACTCAGATTCGGGATTTGGATCAGAGAGATCAATGAGTGCTGTTGTCTACCATAAAGATAGCGGTGAAGATTCACGAGTTAAAATAAAGGTTGGAAAATGAGCAATGTTTATAAATTCCCTGAAAGTGGTATCAAACTTATTCGTCTTTATTGTGATGACTGTAACAGCCCTCTTCAGTATTGGGTTTCTGATGATGGGGATAGTTACGGCCTATGTCACACTTGTGACCTTCATCAACCTGATGAAGTTATCCTCACTCTTAAAAAGGTTCATTGATGGAAATACCCCGAACTCAGATTGGCGGCGATCATTACGCTAACAAAAAAATACAGCCCATTGAATACATCATGGCTAATAAATTGCCCTTCTGCGAAGGCAACATTGTCAAATACATAACGCGCTGGCGAGAAAAAGGCGGTATAGAAGATTTACGCAAGATAAAGGAATACTGTGATTTTTTGATAGAGGGGGAAAGGGATGGCGAAAAGGAAGAAATCTACCGTAGCGCAAGAGGCTGAAAAAGCCGCAAAGCTACTACAAAGGCTAGTAAGGCTAAAAGCGTCAGATGATAACGGCTACTGCCAGTGCGTTACCTGCGGAAAATTAGACCACTATAAGAACATGCAGGGCGGTCACTTTATCCCTAGAGGCAGAACGGTCTTTAAGCTATTTGAAGAAAACATACACCCCCAATGCCCTAGCTGTAACCTATGGGGTATGAAACAAGCACACTACGTCCTGCGATACAGGCAATACATGGCCGACACCTATGGAGAAAAGAGGGTTAAGGCTATGGAGCGTTTAGCGTGGAGGGCATCACCTAAATTTGATAGGCAGGAAGTTATCCAGTTTGCCAGAGACGTAAAAGACCAGATCAAGGACGAAGAATGGCGCATTGGGGAATGCTAATCGAGGTATATACTCAAAAGTTATAAGCAGATTTTGTTTATACCATAACGGTATATACGAATTAATCAAATAATACACAAAAAGGTTTACCTTAGTCGAGAATGCGTGTACTGTTACACCTCAATCAAAAAACAAAGGTAATACAGATATGCCAATTAAATCAATAGATCAGCGTATTCAAGAAGTGCAATCAGCACTGGCGCAGGGGTTCACGACTAAATCAGGCAAGAAAGACGCTATGTTCAGCTTGTCGAATGGTTTTAATCAAGTTACGAATGTTCTTACAAAAGCTATATACGATGTAGAGCGATCTACAGGTGAGCGCATCGAAAATTCTTTCAGCATTATTTGCAAGCAGTTGCACCACTTCAAGGTTGAGCATATTGAGTTTTTTGCTCAGTACAATAGCCACAACCAAAAAGCGATCAGCGACTTGTACAAGATTCTTGATCTGCGCGATCAAATCAAAGCGTCTGAGATTGGCGTTAAAGAAAAATCAGCTACTCAGTTAATGCTTGAAGAAGAAACCAAAATGGTCGCGGCTGTTAAAGATAACGGCTTCCGCACCAACACCCACATCGGCAATGAGTTCTGGTACTGCCAAAACGAAAACGGTTCTCACTGGTATCGGTGCGATTGGTACTTAGATGGCAGACGCACAGCGTTCAGCAAGTGCATGGCCTTGGTAGGCAAGGATTTTAGATTCTGGACTGCCAAAGGTTGCCCAAACATGAAGGGTTGGGAGTTTTCAAAAATCGCTGAGTTTTACAGCGCATAACTTAACCGCCCCCTACGGGGGGCAATCAAAAACCAAGGGGAACAAAAATGTCACAACCGAGAATGTATGAAACTAAAATGCAAAAAGTGCGCGTCAGCTATACTGTAGAAGTTGACGCTAATATGATCAAAGAGTACCTAAAAGAACTAGGCTCTGATGAGACTGTAAGCCAGTTTATAAAAAGCCATATGACCGCATCAGGTGTTGGCGTTCTTGAAGAGAACCTTCTCAATAACGGCTACGGCTACAATACTGTGGAGGTAGTAGCATGATTAACTATCCGTACAAAATTGACCAAGTTAAAAATGAGATGGCGCGAAAGAAACGCGCTGAGAGCCGCCAGTTTGCCGCTCTAGGGGGTGCTTTGTTTATCCTTTACGTCACTGTATCAACTATGAGTTTTAACGACTGTCTCAATTTGGGGGTGTGCTAATGAGCATTGCAAAGTTTGAAGACTGCCTTGATGATATGGTTGTAGCTTACGCGCATGACACCTTCCAATGGTCAGGCGATATAATTGACTGCTCTGATTACGCAAAAGATAGGTTTTGCTACCAGTTTCTACTTCACGCAAAGAGTTGGTGGAATGATATATTACCCCCGATCATAATTGATGAGGCTGAGTTTATAGCTAAGTTGTATGATGAGTCTGATAATTCAGTGCTATCAAACATCATTAAAGGCGATATTTACCTTTACCTAGAAGGTCGCTTGAGGGAAATGGTGCAAGAGTCTTTTGACAGGATGCACAATATTCAACCAGAGCCGTTTGCTGGCTATGCGAGAGGTGAGTGATGTCAAAAGTTATAGAGGCTCAAGATGCAATCCCTAGAGATGCTATAGGCGCACTCAACGGGCTTTATTATAAAATAGGCATGCACGGCAAGGCCTTTTACTGGAACGGCTCAGAGTGGCGAAAAAGCGATAAAAACGCTACCCTAGTTAAGTCTGCTATAGATGCTCACAGGCACAAATTTTCATTTTACAATCAAGGATAAAAAAATGGATATTAAAAAAATGATAGATGAGGCGCATGAAAGTGCTGATAAGGCGATAGAAAACGCGCAAGAAAATGCAACAGCTTGGTATCGCAAGATGGCATCCCTTGAAGCCATAGAAAAGGCGCAAGAAAATGCAACCGTCTGGTATCGCAAGCCATGCAAAATAAGCAACGGGCAAGCCGCCTTAGTTGTGTTGGTAGCTTTAATTGCAATACTAGCGTTTTAAATCCCCCCAAGACCGAGGTTACTTTGACCTTTTGACCCAGCCTAGTCCACTGGGGAGTCGAAACGGACTACCTATATCATCGCTGATATGACCTTTATCTTAAACAATCATTTCCGTTCATATTCTATTATCTTTACAATGCGCCTCTAATTAATCAGGAGGCAACAGTGATACTTTACATGATAGCTTTTACCCTTATATCCCTTTCCCTAGTAGCAGTAGACGATCTCAGTTAGTTTACACTTTCGCTTAAAACCGTATACAATGCCCCTATCCATCTACGTTAGGGGTATGTTATGGAGTTAAATAAAGTCACAAATCTTATAGACGAATGCTTGTTCTTCGGATTAGAAGATCATCTGGCGCAGTTTGATGCCATCATTGATTCTATCGTGGAAACCGATGTGCAACGCCACACCATCCGCGAGGCTATAGCTGACTGGGCGATGTCGGTTGATGAGGCTGTTGGGTTTATGATTGATCAGCAAACGCCAGAAGAACCTACACTAACCGCAGAAGAAGTATTTGGGACTGAAGTATGACAGTTGGCAGACCTAAGTGGATACCAGACGAACTAACCTGTCGCAAAGCGCGAGAAATGGCTTCTAGAGGGCTAACAGTAGCGCAAATAGCTGATTGCTTGGGCGTATCCGATGCAACTATTTACGAGCGACAAAAAGAGTATCCTGAGTTTTTAGAGGCTATAAAAAGGGGTCGCAGTGAGGGCATAAACCAAGTAACCAATAAGCTGTTTGAAAAAGCAGTTGATGGCGACAATACCTGTATGATCTTTTACCTAAAGACGCGAGACAGGGAAAGCTGGGGCGAGCAGTATGTTGAACCAGTAAAAGAGATACCGCCAATTCAGATACTTGTGGACAAAGATGCAATTAACAAAGCCGCAGAGTGAGATATTTCTCAGTGATGCTAGGTTTGTTGCTGTAGTTGCTGGGCGTAGATTCGGCAAAACCTTCCTAGCTACTGGCTCTCTTTTAAGGGCGGCAATTGCTGGCAACAATCGTAATATCTGGTATGTTGCCCCTACCTATGGGGCGGCTAAAGAAATATGCTGGAATATGCTAATTCACACCATCCCCGAAGAGTACATCCAAAAGACTAACGAAACAGCCCTTACGGTTAAGCTAATTAACGGCTCTGTAATTGCCCTGAAGGGGGCAGAGAAGCCAAACAACCTGCGAGGTCGTGCATTAGATTATGTCGTGCTAGATGAGTTTGCAGACATGCGCCCAGAAGCATGGTTTGAAGTTTTAAGGGCTTCACTTTCGGATAGAATGGGTGGTGCTTTATTTATTGGGACACCAAAGGGAAGGAATCACTTTTACGATCTTTGGGCAAGAGGGAAAGATGGCGCAGATGATTGGGAGTCATTCCAGTACACCACCATCGAGGGCGGCAACGTCCCCGCGTCAGAAATCGAGCAAGCCAAACAGGATTTAGATGAGCGCACCTTTAATCAGGAATATTGTGCGGAGTTTGTTACCTACTCAGGATTGATCTATTACTCGTTTAGCCGAGAAGAGTCTGTATTGGCGTTAGGCGATGATAATGGTACACTCCACATAGGTCTGGACTTTAACCTTGATCCCATGTCTGCCGTTATCTGCGTTCGTAAAGGCGGGACGCTGTATGCAGTTGACGAGATAGTCATGTATGGATCAAATACCGATGAGATGGTTGCGGAGATTATTGATCGCTATCCCAATCGGAACATTATTATTTATCCAGACCCAGCATCAAGACAGCGGAAAACATCTGCTGGTGGTCGAACAGATTTGTCGATCTTACAAAACGCAGGATTTAGCGTTAAGGCGAAGAAAACTCACGCATTGGTCAGGGATCGGATCAACGCTGTTAATAGTCGTTTACTGTCGAGTGATGGTGAGCGGCATTTGTATATCAGCCCTAACTGCAAGCAGACGATTAAGTCGCTTGAACGGCAAACGTACAAAGAGGGAACGAGCATACCAAACAAAGATGGTTTCGATCATATGAACGATGCCCTTGGTTACTTGGTAGAATTTTTGTTCCCTGTTCGCACAGAATACGACACACCCCAACCGACTAGGTGGACTTGATGAGATTGAATACCGATACAACGCACCCCGAATACGATAGCAACGAGGCCAAATGGGAGTTTTATGTTCGCTCTTACATGGGCGGTCAGGCTTATCAGGACGGGCAATACCTAACCCGATACATCAGCGAGACTAAAGAAGATTATGGTCGCCGCATTGACCTGACTCCGTTAGACAATCACTGCAAGAACATTGTCCATATCTATTCTAGCTTCTTGTGGCGCGTTCCCCCCACCAGAGCCTATAACAGTTTACAAAACACCCCAGCCCTAGACCCTTTTCTAAAAGACGCTGATTTAGATGGGCGTAGCTTCAATGCGTTTATCCGCGAGTGCCAGATATGGTCTAGTGTTTACGGCCATGTCTGGATAATGATGGATAAGCCAAAGTCTACTGCGGGAACTAAAGCAGAAGAACTAGCGCAGGAAATTCGCCCCTATGTCACCATGTTCACTCCCGAAAACGTGTTGGACTGGAACTACGAAAGAACGGCAAGCGGTAGATTTGAACTAGATTATCTGAAGGTTAGAGAGTCAGTCATTCGTGTAGACCAAACTACCACAGAGTCGTATTACCGAGTCTGGTACAAAGATAGGGTAGAACTATGGAAGTCTACCAATGACCTAGACAAGCTAATAGAAACTGACGATAACGTATTAGGCAGAATCCCTGCTGTATTCTTACCCGCTAACCGTTCAGTAGTTCGCGGCATAGGTATCAGTGACATATCCGATGCGTCATATATGCAGAGAGCCATCTATCAAGAACTTTCAGAGATTGAGCAGTTGATTCGTATTAGTAATCACCCAACGCTTGTAAAAACCTTTGGTACTGATGCTTCTGCGGGTGCTGGTTCTGTTATCAACCTCCCTGACGATATGGATGCCAGCCTTGTACCATTTCAGCTACAGCCCAGCGGTCAGAACCTTGACGCTGTACGCGCATCTATACAGGACAAGATACAGTCGATTAACCGCATGAGTCATATGGGTGCTGTTCGTGGCACAGAAGCATTAACCATGTCAGGCGTAGCCATGCAGACAGAGTTCCAGATGTTGAACGCGAAGCTATCTGAAAAGGCTGACTTGCTTGAGTTGGCAGAAGAGCAGTTATGGGGCTTGTTCTGTGATTGGCAAGACATAACCAACGATATAGAAATCTTTTACCCTGACGCATTTGATCTGCGCGATTATGACAAAGAACTATTGTTCCTACAGCAGATGAGAGCAACTGGAATTCAGTCTGCGACTCTAAACCAAGAAATTGACAAAAAGATAAGCGACTTAATTCTTGATGACGAAGAACTTGCGAAAGCCCACGCAGAGATAGAAGCGTCACCCCAGCAGTTAGGCAATTTTGAAGTAGCTGATGTCGAGGGCAATTAATGCCAACCGATATAGAGCATGGCGACAATTTAGCAAGGTTAGCGGCTAGGCATCAGGAGCGTCTGGCAGAGTCCCTTGTAACGCTAGAAAATCGCATTGTTGATCTAATGGCTAATGCGCCACTACAAGACGGCAACCTGTTTGATCTTGAATGGGCTATCAGTGCGCGTAATGAGATCAGGCAATTGGTAGATGCTGAGTACCTTCCCCAGATTGATTCTATCCTGAGAGAATACCCAGAGGTTGCCGCAGGCGCTGAAAGTATGCTGAAAACATACGGCAGTTTTACTCAGATTGACCCCAAAATAATAACGCAGTTGCAGACTCTGGAGTTTCAAGGCTTTCAGGATATAGGCGCAGAATACGTTGACGCGATAGCCAAAGAAGTCTACCAGAACACCCTTACAGGCCGATCATTCGCAGACAGCGTAAACACTATCAAGCAGGTTGCTGGCGGTGAGATGGCGAGATATGCAAAGCAACAGGTACACGATTCACTTATGCAGTTTGATGCCGCAATCAACGTGTCAATAGGCAAAGAAGCAGGGGCTAAAAAATGGAAGTATGTCGGTAGCCTAATAGAAACGTCACGCCCTTTCTGTCGTGAGCATGAAGGCGAGGTAATGGATGACGAGAAGATTGAACAGCTATGGGGTACAAGTTGGGCAGGTAAGGCGGCAGGTGATCCCTTTATAGTCAGAGGGGGCTACAACTGCGGCCATAGATTTAGACCAGTATTTGATGAAGAAGCTGATACAGAAGAAGAAACGGTCGAGGCGGTAGCAGAGCCAGAAGCGACAATACCATCAGGCGCACCGAAGCTGTTAGATAAGAAGGTAGCACTGTCGCAAATATCATCATTTGCATCAAAGGCCAATAAGCGAGTTGCTGAAGCATCAGATCCGACTGGCTACATTGCCAAGAACCCTGATTATTTTCCCGTAAGATTTACGCCTTACGCAATGAAGCGAAAAGATAATTTAATAGATTTAGGCAATGATCAATTTGGCAAAATTATTGATAAGGGCATGTCTGCGGAAACTCTCAGCTTATTAGATAGCGGATTAAAAGAGATCGAAGGCATAAGCAAGAAATTTAAAACCCCCAAAATCAGGGGTGTTGTGCCTGCTGGCGGCAAAAGGACAACTATGGCAATGGGTGACGGCATGCTCTCAGTTAATGGGTCATATTGGAATCCAATAGCAAAGCAAGCATATGTGCCTAGAGATAAGCTACTGGAAAGCACAAAGGCTTCAAGGCTTGCACTAAATAAAGCCGATGAATACTACGAAACGATACAAGAAGAATATCAATCAGCAATGGACGCAATCTTTGTAAAATTCCCTAATTACAGGAACGATCAGTCGTATCGGGGAACTCCTGAATGGGCGTTGTTACAGCAAAAGAGTGTGCAGATGGCAGACGCAGGAAAAGCCGCTGATAAAGCTAGAAAGAAATGGGTTAAAGACAGAAAGCTGTCAGAAGTAGAGCCGACAAGCGCGTATGTTAGAGGCGGTAATATTTCGGATAGGCCGTGGTCAGCAAAACAATATTACTCTGATCCTGCTGACAAATTCAAATCCACTTTATTCCATGAGTTCGGGCATACAGTGCATCAAGAATACTGGAGGCAAGCAAGTGCGGCTGGTCACTACGCAACACCTATAGAAAGGTATTTAAGGCAGTTGTTTTATGTAAACGGCAAGAAAGGCGCAAGAAACAAAGATTTGTTTTTTCCTACTGGGTACTCAGAAGCCAAACCAGTGGAATGGTGGGCAGAAAACTTTAGCCTATACAACATGGGCAGGAAAGATTTAGTTGATACCAAACTTTTAGCCCTAATGGATGAAATGGTTAAATCAAAGGGCAGAATTAAGGTTTTTGATGGCTGGAATTTTGAAACAGGAGAGTATGCATGACAAAATTTTTTAAAGATGCAGTGAAGCTGACGCAAAAGAGTCCACTACCTGATGATATAGTGGAGCAGTTAGATGGATATTATAAGCTAGTTCCAGAAGAGGAAAAGGATGATTTTTTGTGGCTTTATGAAGCTGTTGAACTAGAAGCTAACTTAATTTGAGGGTTTAATTATGCCAAGCGGAAAAGGTACATACGGTTCTAAGGTCGGCAGACCTAAAAAGAAGAAAAAGAAGAAGATGGTTAAAAAATAACCAGTTATGATACAATCGGGATTCACCAACACTCTTTAAGAGGCACGTTACATGAGCGATGAAATCATGGGTACAGAAGCAGAGACTGAAACTGCGGCAGTAGAAACTCAGGCAGGTAAGACATTCACTCAGGAAGAACTTGATCGCATTGTTGCTGATCGTGTTGCAAGAGAGCAACGCAAGTTCGATAAAAGAGTATCAGGCATTGATCTTGATGAAGCGAAAGAATTGCTGGCACAAAAAGAAGCCGCAGAACTAGAGCGACAAAAAGAACGTGGAGAATTTGATGCTATCCTGAAAAAGACTGTTGAAAAGAAAGAACAGGAGATACAGAGTTATAAAAGCAAGCTACAGCAGACCCTAGTTGACGGGGCTATTCTGGGAGCGGCATCTAACAATAACGCTGTTAATCCAAATCAAGTTTCTGCCCTACTTAAAAGCAACACCCGACTTTCCGATAACGGTAATGTTGAGGTGCTAGACGATAATGGTTCGCCGCGCTACAATGACAGCGGTGATTTGTTATCAGTCAATGAGATGGTAACGGAATTCTTGACAGTAAACCCTCACATGGTCAAAGCGTCCCAAGGCGGGACAGGATCGCAGGGTAACGCTGGTGGCTCGACACAGAAGCCTCAATCTGTGGCAGATATGGTTGCTAACTGGGAAACAGGCGGGAAACAAGCGTTCGCCGCTATGAAGAAAAAGTAACCACCAAACCACTATTTAATTATATTTTGAGGAATTATCATGGCCGCTACAACTAGTACAACTCTTGACGACCTGTTTGTAAATATTATCGCTCAGGCTCGCTTCACCGCTGAAGAGCAGTCCCTAATGCTGGGTCTTGTTACTCAGTACAACATTCAGAACCAAGCTGGAAAGACTATCCAGATTCCTAAGTACCCAGCAATC